CCGTTCCAGAAAGCGATACTGGCGCATACCCTCATTACCAGCATAGAGGACGCGAGGATTCAAGGGTCGAAGCAAGCAGCCGTAAGGTCGATGCAAGCAGCCTGGCTAAATAATGGCAAATGTCCCGAACGGTCATGCAGTGAAGAATAGTAGCTGATAACTCCGGTGGGAAGAGCAGAGAGAGCTTATCGGGGCACGAATCAAAAAATAATCACATGAGAATACTACTTGCTTTATGTGCATTATCAGTGGTGGTGATGCACTTCAATCAAGACCTTTCACCTATGTATTGGGTTGGTCTTACCGGATTTACATTCACAAGTATATTAATTGCAAAAAGATTAGATGATGAACGAGCTGCAAGAAACAATAAAAAGCATCTGTGATGACTTCGCAGATATCAGTGCGATACTAGCAGCCCGTTCTCGTGAGCTTGACAGAAGGGTTGCTTTTGATGAAGAGATAAGTGAACAGATTAATTCAATATTAAAATCAAAGTAAAGATGAAAAAAGGAGATAAGGTTAAGACATGGATTTCAACACAGATTGGAACTGTCAAAAAGGTATTAGGCAATGGTAGGGTTGTAGTTGTATTCAAAGGTTCTAAGGTAGAATATGAGCTTGATCCTGCTATGGTGAAATTGGTATAGTCATACTTTTTTAATAGTGAATGGGTAAGTGCCGGGCTGTGAGGTTCGGCATTTTTTATTGGCAGATAGTTCAGGCGGTAGAACACCATGTATGGGTTAGCATGGAAGTCACGGGTTCAAGTCCCGTTCTGTCAGCAAACAATCAAAATAGCATAAAGATATGGTAAAAGTAACAGAAAACTGGACATCGACCTTACGAGGAATGAAGGTCGACCAAATCGTGATATTCCCCATTACATCAATTTCATCAATCAACACGACCATTTCCAGATTGCGTCTGGAGATGTGCCAAGAAGGTGCTGATTGGAAACGGGTAGGAGAGATAGACCGCAAAAAGGGGGAGTTTCAGGTAAAACGTGTGTCATGAATACCTTATCGGAACGTGAGCACCTTGTTGCAGAACAGTATTGCAAAGGCATGGCTGATAAAGAGGTAGCGGACACGTTAGGACGGTCTGAATGGACGATAAAGGCGCAGAAGCGTGACATATACCGGAAGCTGGGGATAAGCAAAGATACGGAACTGGTATTGTATATGCTTTGCGAAAAGCTGAAAATAAACTTCGATTTGAAAGAGTTGCGAAAGCATGGTCTGGAATTATTCTTTTCTGTCCTTTTCCTTGTAATGGCAGTTATGGATTTCCAGATTGATATGCGAAGATGCACTCAGATGCAGGCAAGAGCAAGAGTAACCAGAGTAATAAGGAGGAGAGCAGATGGAGATTGATGCATGGCAGTTAAAGATAATTATTCGTGAAACCGCAAAGGAAGCGGTGGAGGAGTATATCAGACGCAACGATCCTACTTCTGATGAAATAACCTACTCCAAGGCATGTCGCAAATACGGAGAAGGATGGCTTGATCATCAGATAGCCATTGGAGCTGCAAAATGGATTCGTAAGGGAGTTTATCAGAATTCTCCGAAAATATTTTCCATAAAGCAGTTGGATGACCTGAAGTATGGTCCGTCAGCACAACTAAAAGCAGCTATCGGATAAAATAACCTTGAAAGGTCTGGCCGCCTTTCAAGACAAAAAGATAAATCAATATTAACCACTTAATTTTTTTTGATTATGGGACTTATTAAGAAACCAAATGAATTGCAGGTAAAGAAAACCTTGTCAGCACTTATTTACGGACAGCCAGGTATGGGAAAGACTACGCTAGCCTTATCGGCACCGCATCCGCTACTTTTGGACTTTGACGGTGGAGTACACCGTGTGAACGCTGCCCACCGTGTGGATACGGTACAGATAACGAAATGGGAAGAAGTGGATGAAGTGATGCAATCGCCTGAGATTGCCGATTACGCTACGTTCGTGATTGATACCGCTGGAAAGATGCTTTCCTTCATGGACAAGTATATCATGCAGAACAATCCGAAGATGCGTAAGGCGGATGGTACTCTTTCCCTGCAGGGCTACGGAGTACGAAAGAACATGTTTATCAACTTTGTCAATCAGGTATCACTTATGGGAAAATCGGTGATATTCGTTGCGCATGAACGTGAGGAAAAGAACGGTGAGGAAAAGCAGATACGTCCGGAAATCGGTGGTTCATCTGCCGGTGACCTGATTAAGGAGCTGGATTTGGTCGGATATATGGAAGCTATCGGAAAGAAGCGTACTATTTCCTTCAATCCTTGTGAGAAGTTCTACGGAAAGAACACCTGCAATCTTCCTGAACGTATGGAGATTCCAATCATTATCAATGATAAGGGTGATGTGATCGGAGAGAACAATTTCATGACGAACGTCATTAAGTCCTATTCCGCATATCAGTCCAAACAGACGGAGCTTTCCAATGAATATGAGGAACTCATGGAAGTTATAAAGGAAAATGTGGAAATGATTACGGATGCTGTTTCAGCTAATGAAGCTGTAAAAGCAATGCAGAACCTTAACCATATATTTGATTCTGCCTTGCAGGCAAAGGATTTGATTTCCAGAAAGTGCAAGGAACTGGGTTTGAAGTTTGACAAAATCAAGAAGGAATATGCAGCAGCCTAAGTACAGAATGTATCCGTCACTCTTGGATAAGTTCGAAGCTTATCTGAGGGCGGATGAAGAGGTGGAGAGCTTCTTCAACATAGACAATGAAACCGGAGAGTACAAACGCTCTCCGGAAGAAGTTGAAACGGAACTGAAACAGTCCCTGATTGACGCGATTAACCGTGTACCATTTGCTAGCGAAGCAGCCGACAAAGGTACAGCTTTCAATGCGCTTATTGATATGGCTGTACATAATGAGCCTCATGTGCCAACAGAGCGGGCACCGTATTCCATTATCGGAGATAGGGAAACGAATACAGTTCAGGTTACTTTCCCAGCTACGGAGCTGGCACCCATGCGAAACTTCCTCTTTGACCGTGCCTGGGTTATTGATCAGGCTAAGTATTTCAATGGGGCTATAAGCCAGTTGTATGTGTCTGCAATCCTGCCCACCCGATACGGTGATGTGGAGCTTTACGGATTCATTGACGAGTTAAAGCGTGATGTGGTATATGACATCAAAACTACAAGCAGTTACAGCTTCGGAAAGTACGAACACGGATGGCAGCGCCATGTATATCCTTACTGCCTGATAGCTTCAGGAGAAATGCAAAGCGTGAGCGCATTTGAATATACGACCTTTGCTCTGAAAGGCGGTACCAGCCGCACTCCGCTCATTTCTGGGACACGTTATCCAGAATACTATACCTACAATCACGAACAGACTGTGAAACAGCTCACGCAGCACGTGGAGCGTTTCATCGAGTTCTTGGAAGCTAATAGAAATTTGATAACCGATAAAAAGATTTTTGCAGAAGAATGAGTCAGACAGCTATTCTGGTGAAGGAAAAGGGAGTAGTAAGGATTGACAAGCCTTTCGACTTCATGTGCAGCCAGCTTCGAAACGGACGCTACAAAGTTACCATTGAGCGGTATACGGAACCACGTACTATCAGTCAGAACGCTTTAATGTGGCTTTGGTTTACTTGCATCGAACAGGAAACCGGAACAGACAAGCAGGATGTGCATGACTACTATTGTAACCTTTTCCTTCGCAGGATGGCTGTAATCAACGGAAAGGAAACGGTTATTGCCGGAAGTACGTCACGGCTGAATACTTTACAAATGACGGATTTCCTGAATAAGGTGAAAGCGGATGCTGCAACAGAACTGGGAATATCGCTTCCTCTTCCCGATGACTTGTATTATCAGGAGTTTATTAACGAATATAAATACAGGAGATAAAGACATGAATATAACAAAAGCAAAAGTGACGAAGGATAATACCCTCGTTGCAACTTATACGGATGAAACGGGCACTGTTACGGTTGAGGGCAAGAACCTCGTGACAAACGATCTGGTTAATGCTTTCAAGGCGCTGGTTCCTCATATGGCTTTTCTTTGCGAACAGAAGGAGGCAGATGGAAAGGAATTTCTGGAAGATATGCCGAATAATATAGACAGCATCCTCGAGGTGACCGGATATACGGTAGGAGGTGACGGAGACAGCAGGGGAGTAATACTTACCGGAAAACGGTTCCTGAAAAGCAACAAGGTGCTGAACCTGAACGCACCCTTTACCAAGTTTGCAGATGAAAATGAGGACTATGCGTTTCAGTTTGAGCTGGAGCAGACCATAGAGTCATGCTGCTATGAAGTGAATGAGTATATCTTCAATAAAAAATGGAAGGTTGTGCAGCAGGAACTTCCGTTTGAGGAACAGGCAGCAGATGTTCAGGCAGACGAAATACCGGAAGCTCAGACGGAAGCTCCTGCCAATCCGGACATTGAGGCTTTTCAGAAGATAATGGATAACTCGAAAGTGACGATAGAGGTAAATGGAAAGCAAATTAAACCCCGTCGTTCCCATCGTTCTAAAACAACTCAGTTAGCATCATAAGATTATGTTGTACCCATTTTGTGTAACGCAAACCCCGAACTGCTATAAAATAGCATTTCCCTATCATCCCACTCTGAAAGACTTAGTACATCGGATTCCGAGTGTTGCTAAGAATCCGAAAGCTGCTTACATTCCTGATGAAAGGGCATGGAAAGTTTCTCTTGAAGATAAGTGGTATGTAGATAAAATGGGAGAGTGGGCTGTGTCGGCAAGGATATGTAGCCGTGTGCAGCGGTCGGTATCAACTAAGGTCGTAAATGATTATACGATACCTGATTTGCCGAAACTAACGGTTCCACATGGACTTCTTCTGGAACCATACGAGTATCAGAAGGAAGGCATCGCCTACGCTTTGCAGCATAAGCGATGTATCTTCGGTGATCAGCCGGGGCTGGGAAAGACATTGCAGGCAATAGGCACGGTTACGATAGCAAAGGCGTATCCGTGCCTTGTTGTTTGTCCGGCAGCTTTAAAGATAAACTGGCAGAGAGAGTTCAAGAAGTTTGCCGGAAAGCAGGCAATCATTCTTGATGACAAGAACAAGTCAAGTTGGCAACGGTTCTACGAACAGAAAAAGGCGGATGGTACGGCCTTGTGCGACATTTTCATAACAAACTATGAAAGCTTGAAGAAGTTCTTTGTACAGGGAATAAAAGATGATGCACGCTTTACCATGCGTTCCATCACGTTCGACCCGCGTATCTCACTTTTCAAGTCGGTAGTGATAGACGAGAGCCACAAGTGCAAGTCCAGCAAGACACAGCAGAGTAAGTTCCTTGAAGGAATATGCAAGGGTAAGGAGTACGTGCTGGAGCTTACGGGTACTCCGGTAGTGAACAACAATACGGACCTTATCCAGCAGTTGAAGATTATGGGACGTCTGGAAGATTTTGGGGGGTATAAAAACTTCATAGAAAAGTTTTGTGCCGGACCGAAGCAAAGCTCTAACGTGAAGGAGCTTAATTGGAGATTATCAACGACTTGTTTCTTTCGAAGAGAGAAAGCAAAGGTTCTAACGCAGCTTCCAGATAAGTCACGGCAGTATATTGAGGTAGACATAACTAACAGAAAAGAATATGACAAGGCAGAAGCCGACCTTATTCAGTATCTCCGCACTTATAAGAATGCTGATGATGAAAAGATCCAGAAGGCTCTGAGAGGTGAAGTCATGGTGAAGATGGGAATCCTGAAATCCATATCCGCAAGGGGGAAGATCAAGGTGTTCTCCGAGTTTATCCATGATGTGATTGACGGTGGAGAAAAGCTGATTGTATTTGCTTACCTAAAGGAGGTTGTGCTGGAACTGAAAAAACTGTTCCCCGATGCGGTAACTGTGACGGGTGATGATAATGCAATTCAGAAGCAGAGCGCTGTAGACCGTTTTCAGAATAACCCGGAATGCAAGCTGATAATTCTGAACTACAAGTCAGGAGGTACAGGCTTAACGTTGACTGCATCCAGCCGAGTGGCATTCATTGAGTTTCCCTGGACATTCTCTGATTGTGAGCAAGCGGAGGACAGAGCACACCGTAACGGTCAGAAGAACAACGTGAACTGCTACTACTATTTAGGAAAAGATACGATTGACCGCTATATGTATGATGTGATCCAAACCAAGAAGAACATCGCCAACGGTGTGACCGGAACGGACGATGTGGTTAAGGAGAACGTAGTAGATATGGCTATGAACTTATTCAGTCAGAAATTATGAGAAAGCAGACTATACCGCTATCAGAAAGTCAGATTCAGCATGATTGCCTGACATGGTTCAGGCTTCAGTACCCGAGTCTGGCTTTGCTTCTCTTTGCAGTTCCGAACGGTGGCCGAAGGGATGCAAAGACCGGAGCACGAATGAAGTATGAGGGAGTGGTAAGGGGTGTTGCTGACTTGATACTCCTTATACCCAAAAAAGGATATGCTTCCCTCTGTATTGAAATGAAGACGCCGAAAGGTGTACAGAGTGACGGACAAAAAGAATGGCAGAGAGAAGCTGAGAAATACCGAAATCGGTATGTCGTATGCCGTTCCCTTCCTGAATTTATGAAAGAAGTAAACGAATATCTGTTATGACCTACATAGAACTAATCAATAACTTTTGGTTTCTCGATGAAGACTGGCAATTTACCTGCTGTGAAACGAGGCTTTATTTTTACTTGTTGAAAACAGCGAATCGTTTAGGCTGGGTGGATAGCTGGACACGTAGCGATACTAAGGTAGCGTCTGACGTGGGAGTGTCGGTTAATTCGATGAAAACCGCAAGAAACAGATTGGTTCAAGCAGGCTTGATAACATTCAAAGCTGGTGGAAATGGACAACGGGATAAAACGAAATATCAAGTTATATGTGAATTTAGGTATCAAAATTTGATACCTAAAGTACCACCTAACCTTGAACCTAATCCTATACCTAACCTTGAACCTAAAGTACAACCATATAATAAGACTAAGAATAAGACTAAGAATAATAATAACTCTGGCGAGTTATTTCCGCCCGAGAAAGAAAAACCGAAAAAAGCGAAATCTCAAAATCCAGAGTTTATACCTCCGACACTGGAGCAGGTAAAAGCCTATTTCGATGGAAAGCTGCCTGACTGGGAGAAGCAGGCGGAGATATTCTTCTATCACTTCGACAGCCTGAGCTGGAAAAACACGAACGGAGCCCGTATCGAAAGATGGGATAGCCGGGCAAATCTTTGGATAATCGAAAAACAACTTCAAGATGGAAAGCAATCTGAAAACCGTAAGGGAGATAATCAGTCAAGTACGGATTCCGGAACGACAGGAGTGCTCAAAGCAATCGATTTGTGATGCCAGACGGGCAGAAGCATTTTGGAAAACTAAACTTGTGGAATGTATGTGCAGTGTATCTCCTGATTTCATTATTGACGACAGAAATCGTAAAACACTTGATGCGCTATATCGCTGGGTGTGGGAGAGAGCAGGTCGGAGCATGGGCGGCACGCTAGACACAACGAAGGGAATCCTTCTATGCGGTCCGATTGGGACGGGGAAATCTACCCTCATGAAGGGCTTGCAGAAGTACGAGAGTCTGGTAAACCGATACGGGTTTGCATTCGGAAGGAAAGATTTGGGTTTTTCTTTTGTTTCAGCGGCTGAAATTTCCCTGCGCTATGCGGAGCAAGGGATTGACGGGATAATGCGTTACACGCAGCGAGAATGCGCCACAGGGCTATGTGTTGATGAGCTTGGAAGAGAACCAGTGGACGCAAAGCACTTCGGGACCGGATTGAACGTAATTCAGACCGTCCTTCAGCTTCGGTATGAGTTCAGGTACGAATACTGTACACATGCTACCACTAACCTTGAATTAAATGACATCCCGGCACGATATGGTATATACATAGCTGACCGCTGCAAGGAGATGTTTAATATCATCCATGTTGATGGTGATACGAGACGAAAATAATCTTAACCAAATAACCACTTCAATTATGTCAAATTTTGAAACAATAATCCAGACGTATCTGGAGAATCGTGCAAAGACTGATTCTCTCTTTGCCGAGACCTATAAGAAAGCAAACAAGAGTATCAAGGAGTGCTGCAAGTACATTTACTCGCAAGCTAGAAAACTGGCAAAAGGCTCCAATTCAGTAGGAATTGATGATGCAACCGTATACGGATGGGCCGTCCACTATTACGACGAAGACGACATCAAGGTAGACAAGGTTCAGGAGCGTGTGGAGGTAGTTGCTCCGGTTGCTATCCAGAAACCAGTCAAAGAAAAAAAGCCAGTGCAACAAAAAGCTACAAGAAAGAAAACAAAGCAGGAACAGCAAAAGATATTTGAATCAAGACAACTGTCACTATTTGATATGTAATTATGACCAGAAAGAGTTTAAATAAATTGGTACTTAAAATGAGCAGCCATCTCAAACCAATATCGGATAAAGAGAAGGACTATGCAAAGAGTATATTCCCATCATCTGGTTACTACAAGCAAAATGGAGAAGTATGGTGTCATTGTTGTGGTAACATAGAGTACCAGATACCAGGTATATTGGAAATGGATTTAGAGTTAGGATATCAATGTAGATGCTTGAATCATCTCATATTAGAACACAATCCACGGAAAGACAACCTGACGGAATCGAAGTATTACTCAATAATACAGACATTCAACAAATGGCAGGTAATAAGAACTTTTGATGTTCATCGCATCAATCGCAAAGGTTTTCAGACTGAATACACGTATAACGAAGTATATCAAAACTGGGTATCTCCTGATGGAGAAGAGATAATAATCTCAAAAAGATATTCTCGTGGATGTAACTTTTTTAATTGGTATTACAACACCGAGTTTAAAGTCAGGAAGCATAATCAGAGTTGTGCTGGATATTATGTATTTGAAGATGTGTTCGATGTAACTGGTAATTATTTCTATCCTCAATATAAAATCACACGTAAACTTCATAAATACGGATGGTGCAAGGCTATTGAAAAACTGCCATACGTATCAGTAGTAGAGTGTATGAAAATGCTACTTACATCAAGACATGCAGAAACAGTTGTAAAACAAGGTCAGTACGATGTATTCCTTTGGATGGTACGGAGTAAGAAACCGGAAATAGAATATATGCCTCAAATGAATATCTGTCATAGAAACCATTATGTGATAACCGATGCTTCAATATACTTTGACATGCTATCATTCATGGAACAAACAGGTAAAGATATCCATAATCCCAAGTTTATTTGTCCGGATGATTTGTACAAGGCACACGAAATTGCATTAGCTGCATATACTAAAATACGAAAGAAAATGGAAGAAGAAACAAAACGCAAACTGGCAGAACAGTTTAACAAAGAATATGTGAAAGATAAAGGAAAGTTCTTTGGAGTAATAATAACGGACGGTGAACTTTCAATAAAAGTTCTAAAGAGTGTATTCGAATTTATAGATGAAGGTAAAAGCATGCATCATTGTGTATTTGAAAATGAATACTACAAGAAAAAAGACAGTCTGATTCTATCTGCAAGAGTAAATGGAGAACGTATGGAAACTGTGGAGGTGTCATTAAAAACCTTTCAGGTAATACAGTCAAGGGCAGTATGCAATCACACAAGCGCATACCATAACCGTATAATTGAACTGGTAAACCGTAACATGGGGCTGATCAGGAGGGCTGCATCATGAAAGAATGTATAGAGTGTGGTCGGATTCTTCCTGAGAGCAGATTCCGCGCCTATGAAACTAAATCCGGCACCCATT